TCCAAATCATATCCTGGTTTTACTTCTGCCCCAATAATATCTACTGGGTCACCACCATGATATTCAATCATCTTGTTTGCATTTTCAAGTGCAGCAAATTGATTTTGTAAATCTTGCAGTAGGAATGTTGGTTTATCATCACGTCCTTTCAGGTTTTGAATCGTGTAATTGATATGCCAGATTTGATCTCTTGCTACTTCTTTAAGATATTCAATAATACCTTCTTCAGATAGTTCAACTTCAATTTTCATTTGTAATCTCCTGAATCATCTCTAATACAAGCAACTGCACTATTCTGTAACACAACATTATGTTTGTTTTGATCTCTGTATTCAATAATCCTTTGTTTGTGTTGTTGACATTGTTGGTATGTTAGATTGTCATGTCTCATACTGCTTATAGATGAAACAAATATCAACACCCATGTCATGTTGTTTCTTTGGTCTTGTGTTTAATCTTGCGTGAATACTTTTTGCGGCACTTCACAATCTTCTGTTTGAATGGGCTATTTGTCGCAAACAGAAGATACGCAGTTCGCTCTTTCTTGATCTTGCGCATTTGATCTCTCCTTTATTTTGCGCATAATAGCATCTCGTTGGCTATCTGTCAAATGTGTCCATTTTGATATTTCTTCCAATGTACGAAAACACCCAGCACATGTATTTGTGCCGGGTGCAATCTTACACACATTTATACAAGGTGTCAACATTAGTAAAGATTTTCTGACTCATACTCACACATAGTATATTCTTCCATAATCTTTTCAATATCGTTATATGTCACCATAGACTTGGGAACATATTGAGTAACAAAACCATAAACATCACCAACAGTGTTAGCACCCTGTTCAATTGCTGTAAAAGTCAAGTCTTCAATATTTTCATAAAAGTTCTTAGTGCGACTCATTTCTAGTCTCCTGAAGTGAATTGTTTCAGACATACCAAGCACAAACAAAGGATCACTATATGCCATCCTTTAGCTTCCTTTTGCATACATTCTATTAGTTACAAAGTCAAGATAATAGTTTGATACAACATAAGTATCAGGCGGAAATCCATATAGATCCCAATCCATATCAAGATATTCAATACCAAAAGCCTCAGCTTCTTCTGATGAGGACATTAGTCTACTATGCAAACAGATATTTTCTTTAAAACAATATACAATTCTATATGATGTGTTATTCTTATTGATATACTTTACATTAACAGGAAGTTTCATAACACAATAAGACTTCATATCACAAACCTCATTAGTTGATAGTCATGAATCCAGCGTGAACCATACGAACACCATGTACATGGTACGAGAATACTGCAGTATAACGATTCTGCCTATTCTTAACCACAACATAGCCCTGTTGTACTTTCAACTTTTTAAGAGCTTTAATCAGATTCTCTTCTGTTGCGTAAGACTTTGATTTGTCTATGTTCAACATCGTTGGTTTCCTTGCTTGTTGATGTTCAAGATTTAGCAGAAACCAACGATGTTGTCAAGCAGTATTTTTACTTAGAATAAAATTCGTCTATTTCGTCATGTCTCATTGCCTTTTGATACCATTCTTTTTTCCAATTACGTACTGGCCGACGACGATGTGATTGCTTTTTCTTATTAGGACGATAATCATCTTCTTCATCATAATCATTAAGGCGATCAGTATGACGATTTTTATTGCTCATTTCTTCCTCTTGGTTATTAGACTAGTAAATCTGGAAATGCTTCTTTGACGATAGCATATGTAAGACCTTTCACTTTTTGCTTTTTGAGAAGCATATTCATGAAAATATCAGCTTCTTTGGCTTCCAGTACCTCAAGAATCTGAATTAGTATTTCTTCCCTTCTTTTGAAAGATAAATTAGGTGATACTCTTGGACTATTTGTCTCAAATAGATATACACGATCCAACTCTTTATGAATTGAACTATAACTCATTCCAGGTGGAGAGTCTGATCGTTTGTATTTTGGAGCTTGTTCAATAACGAATTTGATGTTTGGATCAAATGTGCCCTTGAGAATATTTTTCAGAGCCCATCCATCATTATTTCTCAATACAGCAATCTTAGCATCACGTGTGTTTGCATTTTCAAATTCAGCAAAAATTTCATATATATTTTTCATTTTTATATCCTAAAATTCATCACTCACTTCAAGCAGAGCCTTTAGTCTTTTTTCCATGAAGTAGTTTAACATGTTAGTCTTTGTTTTTGGTTTGCACTCATCATATGCTTCAGTAATCTTAGATTTAATATCTGTTGGTGTAAAGTCAAGATCAATCAACATTTGATTTCTCTTATAACCTCTCATCATAGTATCTGTAGAACAGAACTTTGATGGATCAGAAGATAACCATTCTGTCAATTTCTTACTATTTATTGTTTTCTGTCTTTCTCCGACAGCAAATGTATTATCTGCTGATAGAAAATTAGGTATCCCATCTCCTCTGTCTCCTTTTAGAATATGTTCTTTGATATACAGATGTGGATCATCTGTAGATATAAATCGTTTCAGTATTGGTGAATATTGGGTAACATTCTTATACTTCTGAAGTTGGACAAAGTCTTTATCTGATGATAGAATCAGAACATTTTCATGTTGCGAAAACCGTGCTGCTAATACAGCAATTACATCATCTGCTTCAGCACCCTCAACTTCAATAACACGGTATGGTAAGTATTCTCGTATTTCTTCTCTAATCTTTGAAAACACATCAAAGATCAAATTCCAGTTTAGATCAGACTTTTCACGGTCTTTACGTCTGTGTGCCTTATAGAATGGAAAGACATCACGTCTCCAATACTTCTTGGAGTCGCAACAGATGATCAGATCACCATACTTACTTTTGAATTGTTTGTTATATGAACGAAGCGAGTTAAGGACGATATGTCTAATCATATCTTCTTGGATATCATTCTTACCCACTATATTGATATGCTGCATCACATTGGACACTAGCACCTGATTTAAATCAACGAGTATCATTTTTTCCTCTTCTGTATGTTAACAGAAGTATATATCAATCAACTGCTAGTGTCAAGATCATTTTCATCCATCTCTGTAAATACAACATTATCATCAATGAATTTATGGAATGGATGTTCAAGCTTTAGTGTTCTACTGATTACAGCATTAAGAACACACACAAGAAAATGAAAATCTTTGCCAAAAGATTCATCATCAACGCTTATACCGGAAATATTAAGACCTTCAAATATAGTTTCAGCAATATCATTAGTAAGAGTGTCAGCAAAGTTTTGTACGCTTTTAGTTTTAACCTTTAACAGTTCCTCATTATTTTGATCGCCCTCTCTGACAATCTTCTCTTTAGGAAAACTTACGATATTATCTATCATTTAATAGCCCTCAGTATAATGGTATCACTATTTATTCTACCTGTTGCAGTTTTGGGCTTACATTTAATAGTGTCCATTACTTTTCTTAATTGAACTTTACCTGAATCCAAAATGCTCTTAAGTGTAGGTTCAGGCTTTCTTAGCTTCTTAGTAATAGATGTTTTCTCATCAAAAGACCCAACTGTAGTGCCCTTGACAGATAATCCAGCATGACTCATTGCATTTAGTATTGTTATTGTTCTATATTTGGTATTGAACAACCATATTTGATTAGCACCAACAATATCGGTTGGCTTGATGCTTTTGATTTTATATTCAGTATCTTCTTCTTTATATTGTACTTTAGACACAACAAGATTAACAGGTTTGATTTTTTTCTTGCGTTGTTTCCGTGTCTTAACAACAGTTACACAAAAGACTTCTGCAGAAGAAATGATTGCAGAAATAAATTCAAGATATGTCTTAAGTGCTTTCTTTGGCCAATTTCTATAAGCATACTTTAATTCAGGATCTTTACCCTTGATGGCATCATACACTTCACCATATAATGGCTTATAATATTCAATAATGCTTTTTGCAATTTGTGGCTTCAATGCCATTGTGCGAAAATATGATTCAATGTTAAAATCGGTATAATCATCTGTACTAATAATATCAAGTTGATCATCAAGTGTCGCAATAATCTTACTTGCTTTGTTATGAATATGTGTTTGTACATTCATAACAGGAATTAAAACTTGTTGTGGAACATGCAATTCAACTTCAGATGCTAATGTATGCATCTTATGCAGCATCTTACTTTTAATATCAACAGGTAGTTCGTTACCGGAAAGAAGAAGTTTACAATTCCAGCCAACATTGATAAGCCGAATAGCATCAACTTCCATAATCTTCTTAACGAAAGTCTTATTCATTTTCTGTTGCTTGATATACTCAATAACAAAGTCTTTTGCATCTTCTGCTGTATAGAAATAGTTAAGCCAGTTATATGCAATAATCATTTCAGATACAGTTGAAGCCTCGGTGACTTTGGGTTCATCACCAAGGCTCTTTCTGTCAATTATAGATAACTTAGTTTTCTTTAGCGGCATATCTTTCCTCAAAGTCGCTGAATTGATATTCACTAAATTCTGAAATAAGACAAGTGCCTAATTCTGACCAACCGTTTTTCTCATCAATTGCATATGCTGCATCCCAAGCATCTTCAATTGTAGTAAATACTTTTGATTGGCCGAAATAATCGACAATACCATTGATATTAGGAAACCAATTGTGATTTTCATCATCATATTGTCCATAGATATTGTCGATTGCATGAGCATACACTATCCGATATTCGGGACCGTATGTTTGTAGAATATATGTTCCATCATCTGCCGACATATTACTTCTTTCTGTTCCGTCTGGCCTTGCGCTTCTTTGAACCAATCTTACGACGACCTCTGCGTGGCCGATTTTTATGTGCGTGCATTTGATTTTACCTTTCTATTTTTACTTCTGCCTTTATGGAAACCTTCTGGACATATTTCGGTAAATACATCAATTGTTCTCCTTATCAATCTTAATAAACTCTACAGAATCAATACGAAAAGATCGCCATGCTTTCTTTTCAATATCCCAAACAGGAAGAACATCAGGATTATATTTACGTGCTTTCTTTTCCTTTTGTTCTGTATCATTTAGAATTTCTTGTGGCAACACATCTTCACGAAGTGTGCATATCATATCACGAATGGTTCCATCACTCTTAGTAAAAGATACAGTTGCAACATTCTTACTTAGAATACCCTTAATTTCATCACGAGTCATCATAGTCCAGTCTCCTGCATATGTTTCATCATCTTGACGGCATCTAGACAAATCTTGAGTTCATTATAGCCACCAATATTCTCGTTGTCAAGAAAAATCTGAGGTAAAGTAATCTTACTTAATGGATCAACACCTAGCCTAAATGCTAGTTGTTCTTTAGTAAATTCCATATTCAATTTGTAATACTTATATAGTAACTTATTATCATACAATAACTTCTTTGCTTTTTCACAAAATGGACAATTGTCCATAGAATATAGTTCAATAGTTCCAATCATACTTTTCTCCCAAGTGATTTAGCATCAGCGTCTTCAGTAATATACATTAATGGGCCTTTATTATAAGCAGGTGCAATACGAGTCTTCTTCTTTTCAGCCTCTGCAATTGCTTCCGGACTTTCTTGTGCATCTCTCTTCCATTTATAATCATCCAGAGAACGTTTGGCACCAGATGCAGGAATAGTATTAGAAAGAGGTGCAGCATTAGACTTAATTGTCAGATCAGACCAATTAGAAGAATTGCCACACAACTTAGTTTTCTTAAGTGAAATACCAAGCGATGTCAAATAACGACTATG